CCCATGCAGGCTTTCCTGATCGAGATCACCGCCAAGGTGATCTACCGCTCAGACACCGACCCAGACGAGCTGCCGGCTGATCTCTACAGCCGCATCGCAGAGCACATCGGCAACGACGACGACATCCTTGACCTTTCAGTCGAGGCCTTGCCCCTGCCGCTCGATCTCGGTGGACAAAGCACACATTGACGAGACCCGCCTGGTCACCCGACGCTCGGCGCGTGATCAGATCCACCTAGCCTGGAACTACCAGTGCGCCTACTGCGGCGACCAGCTCAACCGCAGCCCCACCCTTGACCATGTAGTGCCCAAGGCGCTGGGCGGCATTCATCACCGCTCCAACCTCGTCTCCTGTTGTTTCATGTGCAACAGCCGGAAGGGCCACAAAGGCTGGGTGAACTGGTTCCGCGCGCAACCGTTCTGGTCTGCTGAGCGTGAGTGGTCGATTGTCCAGTGGCTTAGCGGCCGCTGCTAGCGCCCCACCATCTGCTCGGCGTAGAGGATCGCCTGCCACAGGTCTGAGCTGTAGCGGCACATGCCGACCGTGCAGGTGCGGTAGTACAGCTCACCGCCATCAGCGGGCTCCAGCGTCTCCACCATCACGCCAGGGCATGGCTCGATGCTGCTGGTTACTTTGGGCTCTTGCATGGCGTGAAGACAGCGCAGTTAGGCGCAAACCTGCCACCAGTTTGGCGGCACTCGGGGATGTCAACTTCACACCGGCCGCGGCCGCCAGGTGTCCAGTGGATGCAGTCCCAGCACATCACCTTCGGCTGCGTGTCGGGCTCCACCGGCCGCGCCTTGGCCTTAAAGGCCATGTAGTGCCCTTGGCTGCGCTCCATTGCCTGGCGCAGGTCAACCGTGCCGGTGTCAACCACCAGCTGGTGTTCAGGCTTGGGCCCGAGCGTGATGTGCGCGTGCCACGTCTGGCTCGCCCGCTCGCAGATCAAAAGCAGGCGGCCAGCGTGTAAGGAGATCATTCGTCTTCGCCGTGCGCAGGCATGTGATACAGCCGCTCAAACACCATGCTCGGCGGATCTTGATCCTGCTCCTGGCTGCGCTCCAGCACAGTCCGCGCAATCGGATCAGTTGAATCGGCGGCAAACAACACCTCCGGCCAGAACTTATCTTTCACCACTAGCAGGCTGATCCGTGGGCTGCGGTGCAACACCCATATCGCCAGGCGTTCAAGTAGTGACAGGTTAGGGAGGATCATCGCTCTAGTTTGGCAAGTAACCGGGTGAGATACCACTGGGCCTTTGCGGCATCTTGAGCAGGGTTACCCTTGCCCCACATGCGCAGAAGATACTTGAGCGCCTGCCATTGCAGTGCACCAAGTATTGGATCGGGCGCGTGCTGCACCGCGTCTTCGATCACGTCGATCGCTTCAAAGCGGCCGGCGGTGTAGTGCTCGGGATGATTCACTGGATCGCTCATGCCGTCATCTCGTCATATGGGGTGGCGACCAGCTGCCAGCGCTCACGCATCACAAGCTGGCCACCTGTCAGAAAATTGCGCATCGTGCCGCGTGGGATGCCATGACGCCGTGCCCAGGCCCATCGCTGGGTAACCGTTATCCGCTGGGTGCGCTGCCCGCGCACGTCGCGCACCACCCATGCAGGCTCGGCATCTACTGGCGGCTGTTCGCCGTGCTGGCGCGCCACCCACCAGACCCATGTCCCGCCGCCGTTGCTGACGCTGACGCGGCGCAGCAGTTGCTGATCTTCCAGCTTTCGCAGCGAGCGGTTGAGCGTGGCGCGATCGGTGCCAAGCTGCTCGGCCAGATCGGATATGTCAGGCCAAAACGCTGGGCAAAGCTGCTCCAGCTGCACCAGCACCAGCAGCAGCTCGGCGCGGTATCGGTGCCGCAGCTGCGCCAGGTACTCCGGCTGAATCACGCCCACCTCCCGAGCACATATTGACGGCAGACAGCAATGCACTGCTGCGCGTGCTTTTCGGCAAGAACGCTTTCAGTACCACCGATGGCTTGCACGCAGGCAGCGTGAAGTTCTGGGTAGGAGGTGTCGCGGAAGTTGGCGGCGATGTCGCGGCAAAACTCCTCCCACAGCCCGGTGTAGGTGCCGCAGGTGCGGCCGCTGGAGGCATAAAGCGCGGCGAGCATATCGGCGCGCTGCTGGTCGAGTTGGACGCGGGTCATTGTTGAGTTAGGGCTTGCAGGATGTTCAGCAGCTCCTCGCGGCGTGCGGAGATCTGCGGGTGGCTGGGTAGGTTGGCCAGCTGATCAAGGCGGACGCGGAGCAGGCCAGCAAACCGCTGACGCTCCTCCTGTTGCCCGGCGCTGAACATGCCGTGATCAGAAATCAGCGCTTCCAGTTTGGCGCGGATGTTGTCAGTCATCACGCCACCTCCACCGCAGCACCGGGCCAGCGGGCTTCGGCGTACTTGATGGCGTGCCGCTTGGTTTCGGCGCGGGTGATCCATGTCATAGGAGGCGCTCCGATTGGGTAAACGATCAAGCGAAACTCTCGGGTGCGGATCTTTGGTTGCGGCCGGCTGATGCCTTCACCGTGGCGGCTGGTAGTGGTCTCCTCGATCCATTGGAACGGCAGCATGGTGCCGGTGGTGTTGTCAGGCATTGCTCCAGATGTCGTTGACGTTTTCAGGGTTGAGCCATTCCAGCTCTTGCCACCAAGGCATCCATGTGAGGGCGGCCTTGGCTTTGGCATCGGTCAGGCTGTGCGCCCAGATGCACTCGATCACATTGGCTGAGCGGATCTGGAAGTAATACCGCCGCATCTTGGTGGTGGTGGTCATGGCTTCAGGTTGCTGTGGCAAGCAGGGTGGTTCTGGTGGGCTTGGATGGCTGCATCTTTGCCGCCGGCGTATCCAGCTGCGTAGATGGCAGCGAGCACCACCAGAGCGGTGATGCGGTTGACCCAGGGATTGGTGACCATGAAGGTGAAGCGGTGGAGGGCCGGTTGCCTCCGATGCGCAAATCATACACTGCCGGCGGCGCATCACGCCATCAGGTCATTCACAATCCGTAACGCGGTGCCGGGCATCGGCCTCTCTCGACCGTCGCTCGTTCCACTCCTGCGTCAGGTTTGCCCGCGGGTCCTGCGCTTCCTCATGTCGCAGCCGCATCCGCGTGTAACCCGTCTCCACATCCACCGGCGTCCGCAGCACCGGCTTGCGCTGGTGTGCTGGGCTCCAGCCCACCGCATAGCTAGGCACGATCGCCTCAACGGTGAACCACACATGGCCGCACCCCTGGCACACACGGCGCCGCACAATCTGATCCGGCAGCCTCCCGTTCGTAGATGCGGCGCGGTGGACGCTGTGACTGCAAGCTGGACAATCCATGGGCAACATGGGGCAACTGCCCCGAATAGATGAACTTCGGTCAATGGATGGCGGTGGATATTCCGCCCGAGAAGCTGTTCAAGCTGGAGGCTGAATGCCGCGCCCTGGAGCGCAGCACCAACACCAGCCAGCTTGCTGCTCAACTGCTCCGCCAATGCGCCTATCAGCAAGAGGTGCTCCAAGCGGCGGTCAATGAGATCGCACGCCTGGAGCTGCAGCTGATGTGACCTAGAACAGGTCCGCCTCGTCGATCTCGCCGGTGACGCCGCCGGTTGCCTTGGCCAGGCTCTCAGCTGCGCCAGATGCCGCCATCCTGTCCTCAATCCCCTTTTGGGTCTTGTAGTCCGGCTCGATCGTCAACCCGAGATACTTCACCCCCGACTGGCTGGTGTTGTTGTAGCCCGTGATTCGCACCGGGATTTCACCCTTGTCGTTCGGCTCGGCGTTCATGATGTAGCTAGCGAACGCCATCCGATCCTCTTCCTTGATCCCGAATACGCCATCGACATCGGGATACTTCTTCCCGGCGTCGTAGCGATCACCAAGCCGCTGCTGCAGCTTTTCCGGTGTGTTCTTGAAGATGGCGCCTTTGGTTTTGAAAGTCATGGTCTGGGTTGAGTTGGTGGATTGTTGGGCAGGCCGCGCAGGTTGCGCAGTTCGTAGGCCTCGACTTCCACCACTGGGTAGAGGACGCGGCCGCCGATCTTCACAAATCGCGGGCCTCGGTTCTGGCTGCGCCAGTTGTCGAGCGTGCTGAGCGTGACGACACCGCGCCAACGTTCAGCAAGCTCGCGCGGCTGAAGATACCCAGCCTCAGAAGATTTCATCGTCATCAAGCACTACCTCCTGCACTTCTTCCTGTTTGGCCGGTTTTGCAGCCGGCTTCTGCTTCGTGATCTTCTCATTCAGGTTTTGCACGCTGGCGGCCGGTGTTTCGCTGATCACCACCGGCTCGATGTCCAGCACCTCCTCCTGGGTCTGGATGCCCACCAGTAGCTCGGGGATGTACAGCCGCCCCCAGAAGGCCGCGGCGCGGTAGCGGATCATCAGGTCCGGCATGGTGAGCCACTTGCTGCCGCTCTTGGTGCTCCAGCCTTCCTTCTTGGCCATCGCCATCGTCACCTCCGGCCCGCGCAGCTCCTCGCCGGTCCTCAGCTCAGTGGCAACAGCCGCACAGGTCAGCGTGTCACCCTTGCCGCTGATGTCGTACCGCAGCGGGCTAAACCTGCCGCAACCGTTGACTAGGCCGATGATGAACTGGCTGCTCCAGCTCGGGCGGCCGTGGATGATATGCAGGTTTTGCATCACCATCAGCGGGTCCATGCCCATCCGCCGGCTGATGTTCAGCGCCACTAGGCAGTTGGCGTAGCCCGCTTGCCCCTGGAACTGCTGCGGGATCAGCGTGCTGCTGGCCAGCGCTTTTGCGATCCGCTGCGCATCCTCAAAGGCTTGGATGCCGGAGAACACACCCTGTGGGGTGGTTGTTGTCAGTGCTGTGCTGTCGCTCATCAGTAAGTCTCAATCTCGGTGGGTGGTTGCTGTGGCATAGATCCATCAGGCCGCGGCCGCATCCAGCCGGGCAGGTTGATGGTCTCGATCTGGTCGCTGTAGCCCGGCCATGCGCCAGCCGCCTTGCAGGTGGCGAGCACGTCGAGGTCGCGGGCTGCTGCATCGTTGCCGATCTGGATCATCTCCGCATCTGCCGCATAAACGGCCACCGCGAACGGCGCCTTCTTCTCAACGCAGATGAAGATGAACTGATCCGGCCGGGTGCCGGTGGCCTGCTCGATGCCGTTCAGATACCAGGCCGCCTGGACGTGGTAGCGCCAGTTGGCGATCGACTTGCGGAACCCAGCTGGGCTCGCATCCTCGGTGGTCTTCAGGTCGATGATCAGGCTGTGGTCATCGGTCAGCCAATCCGGCCGGCATTTGCACTGCAGGCCGGTGGCGGCATCGTCCCACATGTGGGTGGTCTCGGCTTTGCCGGGCAGCTGCTTGAGCAGCATGGCCGCGGCCGGGTGGCTGTAGACGGCATGGCCCATCCGCATCACCAGTTCGGCGTCTGTACGGCTCAGCACCGTACGGCCGGTGGCAGCGGTGGTGAACACCTCCCATTCGGCCTTGCCCTGCTTGGTGCGGCGGTCGATGCTTTCAGGTGCCATCGCATAGCGCGCGTCCCATTGGTCCAGCTCTAGGACGTGGGTGTGGACCGCGGAGCCGACCAGCATTGCTGGCGTGGGCTCAGGATCAACCCGGTTCGGGTCCAAGTAGCGCGCCCAGTAGTGAAGCGGGCTGCGCGCCACCTGATCAAGGTGGCTTTTCGATACCGCACTGTGGCGGTGATAGTCGGCGTTTTCCAAATCCTCCGGCTCATTCGGGCTCCCGTAACTTACCATAAGCTCATCCCCTTTCCCGCCGTTTCCCGGCAACTCATTGATTTTGCTTAGCTTTCTGGCCTCCGACTCGCATATCACTGCGGGCATCGCAGGTCTAGTCCAATGAGTCTCACTCTTCGTCCCTATCAGTCGCAGGCAATCTCGGACCTTCGCCTCGCATACCGCGACGGAGCACGCGCTCCCTTGCTGGTGCTACCCACAGGTGGCGGCAAGACGATCGTCATGGCTGAGATCCTGCGCGGGATCGCAGACCGCGGCCGCAGCGCCATCGTGCTGGTCCACCGTCGTGAACTGATCGCCCAGACCGCCGACAAGCTCCAGCTCGCTGGCGTCGAGCACGGCATCATTGCCGCTGGCATCTTGGCCGCTGATCACCCGATCCAGGTCGCTTCCGTCCAGACGCTTGCGCGCCGCTTGGACCGGATGCCCTTCGCTCCCGACCTGATCGTTATTGATGAGGCGCACCACGCCACCGCAGGCAGTTGGCAGCGTGTTATGGACCACTGGCCCGACGCGCTCCGCCTTGGAGTCACCGCCACACCCGCTCGATTGGATGGCCGCGGCCTATCGGCAGCTTTTGACCGCCTTATCTTCGGCCCGTCTGTTGCGGACCTGATTTCTCTTGACTACTTGGTCAATTCACGGATCTACGCCCCGCCTCTCGTCGCGGATCTGTCTCAGCTCAAGCGCCGTGCAGGTGACTACGCCAACGACCAGGCCGCGACCGCAATGGATCGACCCACCGTCACGGGTGACGCCATCAGCCACTACACACGCCTCGCAAGTGGCCAGCGCGCCATTGCTTTCTGCTGTTCCGTCCAACACGCCGAGCACGTCGCCGCATCCTTCAACGCTGCCGGTATCCCAGCATCAACCCTGCTCGGGGCCACCGATCCAGTTCGGCGCGATCAGGTAGTCCAGCGCTTTGCAGCCGGTGAGCTGCAGGTGCTGGTGACAGTAGATGTGGTCTCCGAAGGCTTCGACATCCCAGCCGCCAGCGTTGCCATCCTGCTACGCCCCACCCAGTCAGAAGGGCTCTACCTCCAGCAGGTCGGCCGCGTGCTCAGGCCAGCGCCAGGCAAGGCCGCGGCGATCGTGCTGGATCACGTCGGCAACGTCCACCGCCATGGCTGGCCTGATGATCCGCGCGACTGGTCGCTCGCTGATCGCGAACGGCGAACGCGGGCCAGCGCAGCAGCGCCATCAGTCCGCACCTGCCCCGAGTGCTTTGCCGCATTCAAGCCGGCGCCAGTCTGCCCGTGCTGCGGTGCAGCGTGCGCGCCACCGCCCCGCGTGATCCGCCAGCAGGATGGTGACCTTAAGGAGCTGCAGCGCGAAGCCGTCCAGCAGCGGGTGGCTGAGCGAAAGAAGGCGCAGAGCATCGAGCAACTGATCCAGGTCGGCATTGCCCGCGGCATGAAGAACCCAGCCGGCTGGGCTAGGCACGTTTTCTACGCTAGGCAGCAGCATCGCGCATGATCACTGTGGCCAACGCCGAGACCACCCTGCAGCAGCAGATCCGCCTCGCGCTTGGCACGCGGCCTGATGCCAGGCTGTTCCGCAACTCGGTCGGCAGCCTCGCAGATCCCTACACCGGCCGGCTTGTCACCTTCGGCCTTGCCCGTGGCAGCGCTGACCTGATCGGCTGGCGCACTGTGGTGGTGACCCCCGACATGGTTGGCCAGCGCCTTGCCGTGTTCACCTCGATCGAGATCAAGACACCAACCGGCCGCATCGCACCTGCACAGCAGCACTGGCTTGGTGCCGTCCGTAGCGCTGGTGGCATCGCTGGCATTGCCCGTTCTGTTGCAGATGCGCATCAGATAGTTGCCAACCTGCCAACCTATGCGGCAAACTTTGACGGCTAACAGGTTTCATGGATGACCACCCACCCACTAATTCACCAACTCGCACAGCTGCCCAATGACTGGGCTCTCGTCGCAGTCGGCAATGACAAGCGCCCCTACCAGCCCGAATGGCAGAAGCGCCCCCTCAACAAGGATCAGCTGATCGTCGAGATCGAGGCAGGTCGCGCCGTTGCCGTTGGCGTCATCGCCGGCCCGCAATCCGGTGGCCTGCTCTTCGTTGATCACGATGGCCTCGGCGCATCTGAAGTCCTAGAGCAGATCGGCGCACCCCTTCGTGAGCTGCCCAAATCATGGGCCGTCACCTCCGGCCGTGATGCCCGCCTCCAGATCATCTACCAGGTGCCCGAGCCGTTCTGGCCCACCATCAAGACGACCAAGCTCCGATCCTCCATCAAAGGCGAGCAGCTGGAGCTGCGCTGGGCTGGTTGCCAATCCGTTGTTGCAGGTGCGCACCCGATCACCGGCGCCTACCGCTGGGTCAAGGGCCGCAGCCCCTCTGATCTGCCGATCGCCGTTGCACCCTCGACACTCATGCAGCAGATGCTGCGGCAGCAGCACGAACCCACACCATTGCTGCGGCTGCCTGAATCAGAAAGCCAGCGCGCCCGTGATTTCCTCGATCGCATCCCTGCAGCTGATGCCGATGACTACGACGCATGGGTCAAGGTCGGCATGGCGCTTCACAGCGTTGGTGATGAGTCGCTCCTCAACGACTGGATCCACTGGTCCACTGCATCCGGCAAGTTTGAGCCCGGCGCCTGTGATGCCAAATGGCGCACTTTCAACGGCCACGGCGTCACCCTCGGCACCCTCGCGCACCTCGCTGGCCATGAAAAAAGCCGCCCGGTTGCATCCAAGCGGCAATCAGCTTCCCACCCACAGGAGCGTCAACCCGTTGATCCTACACCGCGGTCCGACAAGCTCCTGAAGCTTGAATCAAACGAGCTGCTATCCCTCCTGCGTCAACAGCTTGCTGATCGCCTTCGCTGGAACATCTTCACCCAGACGATTGAGCTGGACCAGAAGCCCATTGAGCGCATCGAGCACTTCTACCTGCAGCTGGCGCAGCAGGGCGTAAAGGTCACCAAGGACCTTGCTGCTGATGCCGTTCATGTCGTGGCGCTGGAAAATCCCCACGATCCCGTGCGCGAATACCTAGAG